TGTACAGGTGTCTGGAATTCAAACTCCATGAATCTTCCAGTTTGCGGATACTACGAAGACATTATTGTTAAATTTACTGGCAAAATTACAGTACCGTCAGATTGGACAAACGTATACTTTGCTGGATACACAGACGACGGATTTAGAATGTATGTAGATGGCAACCTTGCTGTAGACAATTGGGTTGAACAGGGTGCTACATGGAGCACCTATTCTCCAATATATAATGTTAGCCAAGATAAAACTTTAGATGTAGAAATATGGTGGTATAACGGCGGTGGCCCAGGATCTTATCATCTCGGATGGTCAATTCCAGGTGGGTGGACTGGCGCAGGATGTGCTTATACTGGTGGATGGGGAGTAGGATTTAGTTGTAACCTTAATACATTTTCTTACGGATCAGGTGCAACACAACAACAATTAGATAATTTGTCTGCAGCACAGGCAGCAAAAACGGCTGCACAACAAGATTATAATACTAAATTAGCAACACGTAACACTAAAGTATCTGAATATAATTCTGCTAACTCAACTTTAACAATTCATAATCAAACTTTAACAACTAAAACAACTGCTCACAATGCTGCAATTATAAACACAGCAAATAAATTACAGGATAAAGAGGATGCAATAGACGCATATGATCAATCAATTATAGATTTAAATAATGCTATTGATAATGCCTGGAACTATTATGATGAGCAAATGGCTAGAGAAATTGCTACTGCATTAGCACAAGCCGCCGCTGCCGCTGCTGCTAACCAGCCAACGACAGAACCAACGCCAGAACCTTCTCCAGAGCCAACAGAAGAAGTTACTCCAGAGCCAAGCCCTGAACCTTCTCCTGAACCATCGCCTGAGCAAACTGAACCAGTCGATCCCACTCCAGAGCCAAGCCCTGAAGCCACAGATGAGGCGACGCCAGAGCCAACTCCTGAACCTGAGCCATCTCCAGAACCTTCACCAGAGCCTTCACCTCAGCCAACGGATATAGATCCAGAGCCAACTCCTGAACCAAAGCCAACTCCGACTGAACCTTCTGAAGAATCACAAGACAATGTTATCATAAAGGATGAAGAGTTACTAGAGTTAATTCCAGAAAAAGGGACGGGAACTTCAGAAGATCTTACTTCAGTTATAGCTAATTTAACAAGCAAGGATAATAAATTAGTTACATTGAGTCCAGAGCAAATTGCTGCTGTTAGCCAGACACTAGTTGCATTAACAAATGAGGCAAAGATCGAGGTTGCACAAGACCTTGGCATTAAAGCAACTGAAGTTGCCGTAATTGCAGAAGCAATGAAGTCTAATCCAGAATTAGCCATAGCATTTGTTGAATTTAAGGATAGGGAAGCAGCAGCAGAAGGCGCCACCATGCCTTACACATTAGCTGACGCTACCACAGAAGTACAGACAGAAGCATTTTTGGCGGACCCAATAGGAGCAGTTTTAGATATAGATTTAAGTAAAGTTTTAAGCCCATCAGAATGGGGCAAGGATATGACAGATGACCAAAGAGAAAAAGCACAGGAAGTTGTCATACCAGTAATTATTGCAAGTAATATCGTGGCTGCAGCCATGACTAGGAGGATATAATGAAAATAATAAAGGCTATTTTAAATTATGCCTGGGAAGTAATTAAGGAGAGCATAGCCCAAATATTTACCCTTCTAGGGTTTTTTATTGCTTGGCTGACCCTTACAGGCACAGCCCAGCAGGTAGTTGGCGTAGCAACATTAATTGCTACTGTTATTTGGCTAGCGACAATACCCTTAAGAAAAGAAGAATAAAAATGCTATAATTGAGGCATGAGAAAATTAGGTGCCTCATTAGCTAGCATAATGCTAGCCTTCACAGTTACATCGTGTAACTTTGATGGTTCATTTCGATATGAATGCCAAGACCCAGCCAACTGGGAAAAGGCAGAATGCAATCCTCCAATTTGTGAAACTACTGGGACCTGTTCCAGAGATTTAGTTGGACAGGAAATATGGGATGAGTACCAGAAATCAAAGGTAAAAAATGGCTAGAGAAAGATTAACCCCACAAGATCTTGATGCAAGATTAAAGTTTATTCTTGGAATCACTCTTGGAACAATTTTGTTATGTACATCATTAGGAATTTTGTATGCTCTTATATTTGTAACACAACCAATTGGAGCACAATCAGAAAATGACAAAATGTTTTTTAATGTTCTTGGTAGCGTTGCAACATTTATCACAGGAACTCTTGCAGGTTTGCTAATTGGTCAGTCTGGTGCTAAGGATGTTATGGCAGCACAGATGGCAAATAAAGAAATAGATGCAAAGAATACTCAGGCAGATAAAAAACTTGAATCAGAATTAGAGATTAATGAATTGAAGGCTGAAGTAGAAGCTGATGCAGTTAGGGCAAGATTAGACGCAAAGCCAAATGATCAAATGCCAGTAGAGCAACCAGTAGATACTGATTGGGATAAGGAATAATTATGCCATGGAATATTAAGCAGGGTGCGGCAGGATGCAAAGGCTATGCTGTTGTAAAAGAAGGTACAAACGAATTAGTTGGATGCCATGATAGTGAAACTAAAGCTAAAGCACAACTTAGAGCACTATATGCTAGCGAAGTTGAAAAGGCTAACCCTTGCTGGGATGGATACGAAATGGTTGGTTACAAAAATAAAAATGGGAAAAAGGTTCCCAATTGCGTCCCTAAAGTTAAAAAGGGAATTTTTGGAAGAGGTAAAAATTAATTATGTCAAATGATTTTGTAGTACCAGCAGAAACAGAAAAGGCTCCAAAGGGTAGCGCAGCCAGATTAATACAGGTTGCCAAGTCACAAGTTGGTTATATTGAAGGTCCAAAAGATAATGAAACAAAGTACGGAGCTTTTACTAAAGCTAACTTTCAGCCATGGTGTGGATCATTCGTAATGTGGTGCGCTGATCAAGCTGGAGTAAAGGTTCCAAATACTGTTTACACTCCAGGTGGTGCAGCAGCATTTAAAAAATCTGGAAGATGGATTGATGTAGATTTAGCTGATCCAGAGCCAGGGGATATTGCATATTTTGATTTTCCTGGAGACGGAGTAGATAGAATTTCACACGTTGGAATTGTTGTAGAGGACAATGAAGATGGAACCGTATGGTGCATTGAAGGAAATACTTCAAGTAGCAAAAAAGGAAGTCAAAGAAATGGCGGAGAGGCTTGTAGACAACTTCGTGCATTTAAAAAGAATAAAAAAGGTGTACAGGTTTCTATAGTAGGGTTCGGGCGTCCTAAATTTAAAGCATCATGAACAAATTTAGTGTAAAATTGGAAATATTGGCAGAGGTTGAAGCCTTTGACGAAGATGATGCCAGAGATTATATAAATGATATTTTTGGGACTGATGATGAAGTTAAATCAATAAAGATCATCAGTTTGGCAAAAAAATAGGAGAAAAAATGAGTATACAAGAAGACATACAGCAGGTTAAGGTAGATTCAGATTACCAAAGATATCTGGATTCAGGAGTAAGACCTGCGATACAATCACTTTATGATGTTAGCATAAATGGGGCAGACGGAACAAATAATTTCCTTGAGCAGTATAAAGGAAAGGTAACTTTGTTTACAAATACCACAGTTGGTTGTGGAAATGCTAATCAGTTAGAAGTTTTAAAATGGCTACACGATGACTATGAGTCACAAGGATTTTCAGTAATAGGGGTCCCAACAAATGATTATTGTGGTGCTGGAATTACAAAATCTAACTTTAAGCCAGAAAGGTTTGCAAAGGGCATTACCTGCGGAATGGATTCCCAAGTGTATAGTGAAGAGGTCTACGGAACAACATTTGGATATACAGAAATGACTCATTCTAATCCTAACGAATTAGTTTCAGCAACTGTAGGGTCTCCTGCTGGACATAATGGTATTGGCGAGCCGTATGGTGAACCACATGATTTCTGGAAACAAATAGCTGCACAATCTATTGCAATTTTTGACTGGAAAACATATAGCGGAATTCCAACAAGTTCTCAAGATTATTATTCATGGTGGCTAAATATGGGATTTGACGGTGGATATAAAATGTCAGGAAACTATGAGAAGTACTTATTCGATAAAGATGGTTACTTTTTAAAGAATTTTAACTGCCAAGTTCTTACCTACGATCACGAGAGACTTGTTAAAGAGGGTGCAGAAAAGGCTGGAGGAGTTTTATCTCATGCTATGGGAAGATCTCAGAAGGTATTTGATGAGGAATATGCAGTTGTTAAGGCTGCAATTGAATCAGCTTTAAATGGAGAATTATCTCTTTTAAACCCTAAAAACCCTAATTATATAGGTGGATAATTATTTTATCTTAATTTAAAAGAATAGTGCTTGTCTTATTGACAAGCACTGTTCTATTCCTGTATAATAATATACAGGTCTAAAACATAAAAATTGGACATATGCTACATTTATATGAAAATGGAGTAGAAATACTCAGAAAAAAGCTTAATGAAAAAAAGCTAGAATCATATTGGGAAAATTACAATTTGATAATATGGAAAAAAGACTCAGGCGGATTTTCTAATACCAAAGGTGTATATAGAAATAATAACTGGGGAATCGCACATGAATTTTCAGTTACTTCAAAAGGAACTTGGGAATTACCGCTAAAATATGTCAGATATTTTAAATGAATTAAAATCTGATGAAGATAGCCTAAAGTGGTGGCATCTCGCAGCATGTCAGGGAATGGACACAAATCTGTTTTTTGATAAATATGAGCTAGATGTTTCTATGGCAAAAGCTATAGATCAATGTTGCCTGTCATGCCCCGTAATAAAAATGTGTTATTTGTCTGGAATAGAAAATAATGAGTATGGAGTGTGGGGCGGAATTTATTTGTCATCAGGATCATTAGATAAGATGAAAAATATTCATAAAACAAAAGATATTTGGAAGCAGATAAAACAAAAAAATGCCATCTAATTTATATGATAACAAACACTTTAAACATGGCGTTAATTTATGGACTGGTGAGCCTAACAAGCCAGTATTTTACAACGAAGAAATGAAAAAGAAACTTAGAGAAATAAAGAAGCCCTTGCTTCTTATGATGGATGTAGTTAAATATCCAGAATTTCTCGCCTTAAGATTATATGAGGATAACTTTATACAGTTTACTGGAAGTAAAAAAGAAGAAGTTATAGATTATGTTACAAAGGTAAAAAAGATGATTGAGTCATACGGTGTAAGATGCGAACTTGAGGGGGTTCCAGGTGGAAGATCAATTACTTGATGTGTATATATATTCAGAAGCAGTGTATGGAACAATCAAATTCATGGGAGCATTTGCCTCCATGGTGACATACGAAAAAAATGGCATTCATTACGAAGAGCTATTGGAAAATGATGATTTTGAGGTAATCAATTAATGGGAAATCAACAAGAATATTTAGAGAAATATAAAGAGGAAAGCTTAAAGCAGCTAAATCCAGAACACTTTGATGTTGTAATCAATTTTTTAAAAACAAATTCGCAAATTAATCCACACTATATGATAACTATTTCTAGAGACGGAGAGTCGCCAGCAAGATCTATATATCATTTCCCAAATGCTATTGAAGCTGTAGAAAATTACAACAAATACACTGATTGGGGTTTTGCAAAAAATTATTTAACCGTAACATTGTATGGTCCTGGTGGAAAATTATCAGAAAAAGTTTTAAAAAGACCTTTAGGGGGCACACAAGGAGACTGTACTTTTGTTAGGGAAGATTATGTAAAAGCAGAAAAAATATTACTAAGCTATAAAGATAAAATTGATACAGATTATTATAAAAATTTAGTAAAAGATTTTGCTGGATTATTCTCAAGGGATAATATCAGATTTGATGTTTCTAGATTTTTTAGAGAATGTCAATGTGAAGAGGTATTTGAATAAATGGAAAAGATACTTTGCTATTCATGTAATAAAAGCAAAAATAAGTTAAATGTTAGAAGGTCTTCTCTTCTTCCAATTAATTTATTTTTATGTCAGACTTGCATAGATCAAAAAATGGAGCCAAGGTGGGTGGTCTTAATTTCTGGAAGACAGAATGGACATGAGCACGTGAAAGAATTTGTTCAGAAAAAAAGATATATTGGCTCTGAAATAACTGCAGCAGAATTATTAATTTAAATCTATTTTGATGTATAATTAATCTATAATGCAAATAGATTATATTACAGTTACGTTAACTCTGTTAGCGGCGATATTAAGCGGTTTTGCCACCGCAATTATTGCTGGAATTAGGGATGCCAAAAAAGAAAGAGTTAGAAGGGAAGAACGAGATAAAGACCATTTAAAAATGGAGGTCAAAGATCTCAAAATAGATCTATATAAATTAGAAAAAGAATTAACTGAGTGGAAAGATAAATATTATGAAGCCATTCAGGAATTAATTACCCTTAAAGCTGAATTAGAAAATGCATTAACTATGCTTAATCATATAGAATTTCATGAAGACCTGGACTCGGAATATTTAAAATAGTACAATAGGTTTATGACCTGTATTGTTGCCCTATCAGTAGGAAATAAAGTCTTCCTTGGAGGAGACTCTGCAGCATCCGATGAGAAATCTGGATTAATACTTCAAACAACTGATTCAAAAGTTTTTAAAATTGGTCAATACGGAATTGGATTCGTAGATAGTTTTAGAATGGGTCAGATATTACAGTACAACTGGACTCCTCCGATTTATAAGCCAACCGCAGGATTTAAGAATCTTGATAAGTTCATGCGTACAAAGTTTGTAGAGTCTATAAAAGAAGCGTATCAAGAACATGGTTTTGGAAGATTTGGAAACAACGCTCCTGAAGATGGAGATGAAGGTGGCGTTATAATTATTGCTGTTCAGAATACTGGCAGAATATTTATAATGGATTACGATTATCATGTTTCTGAAGTAGATGTAGAATACTTAGCAGAAGGAAGTGGACAACAGGTAGCACTTGGTTCTTTGTTTTCTACATCAACTATTCGATTGCCAAGAAAACGTGTAAGGATGGCTTTAGAGGCATCAGCAAAATTTATAATGAGCGTCCGTGGCCCCTTTACAATTATAGAGGTCTAGGGTATAATAAATTTATGGAAGAGCCACAAGACATAAATGATTTAAGGCCAGACTATAGTAGGTCTATGGATGTCAGGGGAGTTCCAACACACATATGTCCATGCGGATCAAATGTCTGGAATTTAAAAGTAATTTTTTATAACTTTGAAATAGCAAGTTATTTTTTAGATATGGAGTGTGCCGATTGCGGTACACTTGCTACGGCTCCAACGCCAATAGATAGAGACGGATCAGAATGAGAAAGTCAGAAAAAATCAATATGCTTGAGCTAGAGCTATATAAAATGCGTATTGAATTAGATTTAATTCATGAAATTTTAAACAATATTATTGCAGTGCAAAATGCCCCTCAAGAGAACGTCCGTAATCTTGATTCTGGCAAATGGTATCCACGTAGACTTCCTCCACAACAGTAATAGCTATTGACAGTCAGTAAGCTATTTAGTAGAATTGTCTACATGAAAAAACTAATAACGGCTTTAGTAGCCATCACACTAACAATCACATCAATGCCTGCACAGGCAAATCTGAAGAACAAAACATCTGTTCCTACTCTGGCGATTTTAGACAGTGCTCTAGACACCAGCATTCCATTAATTAAATCTAAGCTTATTCAAGAAGTTTGTATATTAGACTGGCCTTCTTGCCCAAATGGTAAGAATTTTATGGAAGGTGCATCTTCATCGTATCTCTCTTCTCTTATTTTATCAACAAGTAATTTTAACCATGGAACACAAATGGCTTCGATTGCAACTGCTGCAAATCCAAACATGAACATTCTTTTTGTCAGAATTATTGGAAATACTTCTAAGGGTGCAAGACAGACTACAGGACCAAATACTTTGCCAAACGCATTGTCTTGGGTGCTATCAAATAAAGATAAGTACAACATTGTTGCGGTATCTGTTTCTCAGGGAAGCCAGTCCGCTCTTAGAAAAAATACACAACAGTATTGCCCAGTGAGCGCAACAGATAATGCCATAAATAATCTTTACAGTGCTGGAATCCCAGTATTCTTTCCTGCTGGCAATGACAGAGATCGTGCAAGAATCAATTGGCCAGCATGTATACCAAATTCTGTTGCAGTCGGCGGAGTAGAATCATATGGAGACATTTCAATTTTTAGTAATTATGATAAAAATTTAATTGATATTTGGACACCAATCTACTCACCTTCAATTTATCCAGGCAATATTTATGGAAATTCGTTTGGTACATCAGTTTCTACGCAAATTGCAGCAGCGCAATATGTTGCTTTAAAGACTGCAAAACCAAATCTTACATTAGATCAACTACTTTTGTTGATTAAGTCTACTGGTAAGCCAATTTCAAATTCAATTAAAGAAACTGGACTTATGTTTAATTTAGGAGCAGCATTAAATGGATAAGAATGTAACTATGCTTCAAGGAATCATTGAAGATGTTGCTACTGAGTTGTACCAAAAATGGTACAACTCAGTTCCTACTACTGAGGTAAATGAAGAATCGTCTCAAGCAATGATGAAAAACGCCTTCGACACATCATTTTTTGTTATTCAAAGATTCATGGATAAGTTTAACAAAGAGGCGGAAGCACTAAAGGGTGTTGACGATCAAGGTAACATTTAGTAGGATATATCCATGCAAACATTTTTACCACATCAAGATTTTTCTAAAACCGCTAGCAGGCTAGATAGAAAACGTCTTATTAAGCAAAGCGTAGAAAATCTACAAGTTCTAAAGTCTTTAGCTGGACTTTATAGTTCAGGTGCTTGGAAAAATCACCCAGCAGTAAAAATGTGGGATGGTCATGAAGACTGGCTATTTTTATATAACGAGTCTATTGTTAAAGAGATACTAATGAGAGGCTATAAAAACACAACACACGCCACCTTTGATCAAATTTATCAAGACCATTTTATGCTCATGGAGTCAGACAAGCCCTGGTGGCTAGGTGATGAGCGTGTTCATTATTCTCATCGTGGCAGACTTTATGAAAAAGACCCAGATAAGTATTATTTCTATTCAGAATTTGCTGACTATAAAGATATGGGATATACTTGCTGCGAGTCATGCAACTACTATTGGCCCACCCATTCTGAGGCTCTATGATAGTAACAGACGATAATTTTGAAACTGTTATAAATAGTCATAAGATAATCATGATAGACTTTTGGGCGGAATGGTGTAGGCCATGCAAAATGTTTTCCCCAATCATAGAAGAAGTTTCTCAAGAGACTGGCATATGGTTAGGAAAAATGAATGTCGACAATGAGCTAATAAAGCAGGTCGAATATCAAGTAACAAGTATCCCTACTACTATATTGTTTAAAGACGGAAAGCCAGTAAAAAGAATTATTGGTGCCAAGCCTAAACATGTTATGTTGGAGGAGATTAAAGAATGGATTTAGCTTTTGACGATTGGATTAAATTTGGTTATGACAAAGGTTGGATATCAGATGTTTTTTGCAATACCCACGACGGCCCTCCAATGGATGACGAAGAATTAAAGGAGTGGGATGAAGGCGGAGATCCATGTTCTTTTCAAGTAAGAGTATGGGAACTAGAATAGAATTCTGACTCACAATATAGAGTCAGAGTATATAAGGAGAAATAAAAAGAATGAAATCATTCAAGAAAATCGCTCTAGCCGTGGTTGCAGCCATGACTATGGGTACACTTATTGCAACACCTGCAAGTGCTGCGCCAATGACAGTTGCTCTTGCGACTGGTGCAACTTTCGGTACAGCTAATACAACTGCTTCCGATATTGCTACACCAGCACAATTAACAGTTCCTTCAGATAATGAAGTTAATGCTGTTGATGTATTGCGTATTATCGCAACTGTAGATACAGGAACATCTGTAACTGCAACTGCTACTAATGCTACAATTGTTTCGGCGCTACACTCATCTGCTGCACCAGTAACTGCATCGTCAGGATCATCATCTCTGACAATTGCCACTGGAACAGGAACAACTGCAACGTTTTATGTATATACTAAAACGACAGCAATTGGTACCGTGGTTTTAACAAATCAGGGAACTACACTTACATATTATGTTCAGGGAACAGTTGGTAAGATTAATACTCTAGCCGTCTCTGCACCTGCAAGTGGCGCTGCTGGAACTGTCCAGACAATTACAGTAACTGCTACAGATGTTTTCGGAAACAAGGTGTCAGGAAAATCTATTACTGGCCGTGTATTTGGCTCAGGAGGAACTCTTGAAACCTCAACCGCAACCACTGGTGCAACCCTAGCAACTTTTGGAGTTGCAACATTTAAGCTAACTCTTCCAACAGCTTCAACTCGTTCTCTAGTAGAATTCTCGTTGACAACTGCTACAGATGGAGAGTCTGCAGATGTTGTTGGATTGCCAGTACGTACACTTGCTCCTTATGCAGAGGTCACAGTTCGTGATCTAACTGCAGAATTAGCAAAGGTACAGGCAGATCTTGCTGCTGAAAAGGCAGCACGTGCTGCTGACGCAACCGCTGCTGCAACCGCTGCTGCAACCGCAAAGGCTGCTGCTGACGCTGCTGCTGCTAAAGCTGCTGCTGATCTAGTTACTGCTAACGCAGAAGTTGCTAAGCTTAAGGCTGAAGCAGTAATTGCGAAGGCTGCTGCTGACAAAGCTCTTGCTGATGCAATTGCTAAGGCAACATCAGACGCTGCTGCTGCTAAGGCTGCTTCAGATAAGTCAATTGCAGACCTAAAGGCTGCTTTTAATAAATTAGCACGTTCTTGGAATGCAAAAAATCCAAAAGCAAAGGTTGCTTTAGTTAAGTAATCTATTATTAAACGGGGCGGTAGAAATATCGCCCCGTTTAAGTTAAGGAATTAAAATGATAAATTATGATTATCAAGAAATAAAAAATAAAATAGATTATGCTAAAAAAAATAACATTGGGGTATTTTTTAAAAATTTTTTAAAAGAAGAATTTGTACCTAATTGGCAAAATGTTTTAGATTGTGTTTATGGTGAATATCAAGAGCCAACAGACCAAGAAATAGTGAAAATTATTGAAGAGCAAAATGAAATACGTAGTAAAAGTTTAGGAGAAGGCAAGTTTGTAGAAAGATTAGAGGGAAGAGTTATAATTGGTCAACATCTATTTATAACACCACTTCAGTTATCTCAATCAAGCATAAAAAAATATTTTAAAAACATAGAAGATTTAGTCAAAATATTTGAAGAAAAATGTAATATTAAAACAAGCTTAGTAGGTCCAAAAATTTGTATAGGGCCATACCAAAACGGCAGCCACATAGACGAATGGGACGGACTTTCTTTACATTGCGAAGGAACTGCTACCTGGACCCTATCTGATAAAAGACTTGGAAGCAATGATATTTCATATAAAGAGACATTTTTTGTGGAAAAGGGAGATTTAATATTTTTCCCACAAGGAATGTGGCATGAGGTCTCAGTTACTGGAGCAAGGGCTTCTTTGCAATTTAATTGCCCACCATCTTATTGATTGTTTGTTTATAATATGATACAATTAAATAATATGGAATGGGATCATTTTCACATAATAAAACAAAAAGTTTTACGTGAATTAATAAATGAATTGCAAGGAATAGAATTCCCTTACGAGTGGAAGCCTAAAGATGTTTTAGGTTTTGTTATAAGAAAGTTAGAGGATAAAGAAAAAGCATGTTAAGAAAAATAAAAAAATGGTTTGGTTTTCCAACAGTTGAGGATTATCAAAAAATTCTATTAGAAAAATTAGAGGAGATAGAAATGACAGAAAAGAAGGCACCAGCCAAGAAGGCACCAGCCAAGAAGGCACCAGCCAAGAAGGCACCAGCCAAGAAGGCACCAGCCAAGAAGGCACCAGCCAAGAAGGCACCAGCCAAGAAAACTGGCGGAAGCGGAAAGCCTCAGCAGGCCCTATAATGGAATCAAATAAAAAAAGTTTATTGAAAACCCTTAGTTGGGAAACATTTCACCTTATAGGTGTTGCTGGAATAATTTCAGTTGTAACATATGCAATAACTGGCGAAGTTGAATATGAATATGCTACTTTTGGAGCCTTGGGCTATATAGCCTGGGAAGCTTTGGGCTACTATATCCACGAAAGAGTATGGGCCAAATTCGGCAATAAAGTAAATTAATGGATATACTAGACAAGTGTGAAATGGATGGCTGTAATGAGCCAGCCGAAAGAATTACCTCTACAGAGACTAAAATAATTCAGGTATGTAGGGACTGTTATAGTAAAAAATACAAAAAATGATATAATTGACTGATAAGCGGACTTCTAGACCCGCTTAAATAAAACCTATAGGAGTAATAAAATGTCAGAAGGACAAAATTTAGACGGCTTTAATAATACTAAGCCAGCAGGAACAACACCATGGCCTGCAGCATCACAATCACCAGCTTCTGGTGGATCTTTTGGGGCAGGACTTTCTTGGCCATCAGCAGAAGATAAGTCTTCACAAGACGGTGCTGGCGTAGGCAACGGCGGTAAGTAAAATGGAAGAGCAGACAGTAGCAGCACCCGCTGCACCTGTAGCACCCGCTGCACCTGTAGCACCCGCTGCACCAGTTAAAAAGGCGACATGCACGAGAGATACACGTGGAGCAAATCCATGTGCAGTTAAAGATTGCGAGAACTGTAAATAATGTGTGTTGAATGTGGATGCCAAATGGTTGGCAGCGAAACTGGAATTAAAGATGTTAATGTCCAGGACGTATCAGATCAAGGTAATCAATAATGTGTAAAGAATGTGGATGTGAAAGCACAGAAGAGACTCAAAGAGAGTCTGCTACTGATCGCAATGTTGTAACATCAAATTCCGTAAAAGGAAATTCAAATTAAATGAGCAAAAAATTTAGAATAGTTGAAACATTAAACAAAGCTGCAATAAAAGAAGGTTCTTTTGTTGTTACGTCAGATGATGAAGATATCATTGCTGGTCGTGTAGAACATGTAATGACTGAAGGTATGCTCGGAGTTAAAGAGTCAGAGTATGCCGTTGAAGCTTCTGCAGAAGATCCAGCTATTTTAATTAGAAAATTTGAGCAGGAAGAAGAGAGCGGTTTGTGGGAAGAAACACCTTGGCTTATTGGTAAACCAATGAAAATGTGTACACAAATCGAATCTCTTCCTCTTGAAGAAGATTCAATGTCAAAAGGATATTGGACTGGTAGTTTTGATCCAAAAAAGGTTATATAGTGTCAGAAAATACAGTTACCTCTAATGATGCTACTAAAAAAAATCCTTCGCAGGGTAAATTTAAGTCTGGCATAAATAATAAAAAAAGCACCTTAAGAATAGATACAAATAAACATGGAATAAGAAGAGAGACAAGTCTTCTGCCAAAACAAAATAAAAAAACTGGAAGAAAGAAAGTATAATGTCTTCTGGACAACGAAGAGGCAGTTTTCCATTTAATGCAACTCAAATTAAAGATGGTAAGATAGTTAGGCTTAGAAAAGATGGAACGGTAAAAGCTATTCTTGATGACTATAAGCCTAATCATCCAAAGAAAGATGTGTCAAACAAAAAATAGTTCATCTGATCTAGAAATAGACATAATCAGTTCTATCGATCACCAGATAGATAAAATAGAAGACTTGGGGCTATAATATTAGGGAGCTAATTACTGGGGAGCAGGCGGAAGAGTATCCAAATGCTACAGACCTCACTATACATAGCAAATGTCCTTCTAAATGGCTATTAATAGATTTAGAGACTGGTCAAATGTATAGGGGCATGAGGGAGCCAGGACAATACGGTAAATGGCGACGACTTAAAAAAAGGTTTAAAGTTTATGCATCAAATGATTAAAAAAATAGTTTGTAGGGCAAAAGGACATAATTTTCATAGAGCTGGATCGTGTCCCTTTACAGGAAAGACTTATGATGTATGCGTTCGCTGCCAGCAACTTGAAATGGTATAATTAATCATTATGTATAGAATAAAAAATGATGCAGAAATGGCACAGTCCCAAGAAGGATGCTGTGTGATAGCTCGCTGCAAACAAACAGCTACCCATCTATACGACAATATATACAATCAAGTGCCTCTTTGTGATGCACATTTTGATAAATTAAAAGCTATGCAGTATGGAGACTCTTAATATGGAAAATACAATTGAAAAACAGGTAAGCCAACTAAATGGAGTTCATCTTGGAGGCGGAGGTACTGGAATTTGGCAGTACGACAATTTTATATCTAAAGAAGAGTGTGAAGAGTTAATTAAATTCTTTAATGCAAATGAAGAGGAATGGCGCTTTATTTGTTTTTATGGGTCATATGGAATGCATGTTGTCTCTCCATTTAATAAAGAGCATGGCACTTCTATAACTGAAGAATATATGGCTAACCTGAGAGAAAGAATGATTCAGTATTGCTCCGATGCTGCTGGAAGACCAATGAAAATTAATAGTATGCATGCTCAAAAATGGGAAGTTGGAGCATATGCAAATGATCATTCTGATAATACAGACCTAGATGGAAATGATATGGGATGGGCAGATAACAAGCAATACTCTGGAATTTATTTGAACAGTCAGCCAGACTATGAAGGTGGAGTTTTAAAATTTAGAGATCACGATTTAGATGTTGTGCCACCCACAGGATCTTTTGTTTCATTCCCTGGCGGAGTTGAAAATATTCATAGCGTATCTGAAATTACTAAAGGAACAAGGTACACCATAGTTATTTTTTGGGATTATGCAGATGCATGGTATTCAGAGGCACAGCTTCAAGAATGGGAAAGATTAATTTTTAAAGAAAGAATTCATCAGTATCAATTGAAACAGCAATGGAAGGATGGAGTGGCACACCCGCTTTTAGATGATCCATATGTAGGGCTGGATGACCCAGAAAAACTTCCAGAGGGATTGATGGAAAGCTTAACTTCTGCAGACATAAAATGTAATGCAAGAAGAAATCAAGAAAATGCAATAAAAAATGGAACAGTTCCGCCAGGAGTTGTTGTAGATCAAATTATAAAAGAGGAGTAGCCATGTCAGAAAACAATTCTATTGAAAATGAGGTAGAGGGTAATTTAATCCCAGCAGGTGAAGTAACACTGTGGAATGACATTAATCCAGAACAAGAAGTAAAGGCATATGAGCCTGCAAGAACAGCAGAAGAACTTATAGAGTATGCAAGCTTATTTGTTTTTGTGCCAGTAGATAGCTCAAAGGGACTAGATGAAAACCGTGAAGAATACGATTATTCATTTGTAACAGAAAACGGAAGAGTTGCCTGGGAAAAAAACGAAGATGGTGACTTTTTAGTAGAATTTTTATTTGCTAGTGAAGGATTGGAAAAGTCTGAAAAAAGAATATTGCCTGTAGATAAACTAAAAGAATGGTTTTATAATCCAACAACCAAATTCTACCAAGAAAATATAGTACATGTCCCAATTCAATAAAATATATATAGATCCAAATATATATTATGTTGAAAACTTTTTATCTCAAGAAGAGGTGGAGAGGGTTCTTTCTTCTACTATTGAATGGCGTTTAATCAATGATGATGGAAATGGTGCCGACGAATTTAATGAAAAAGATTTAGAGGTTTTAAAAGAGGGTGGCGGAGTATCTAGAAGACTTACTGGATCTTTAGATTCTGAAGAAGATTTTTGGTGGGATATCGTTGTAAGAAGGCTCAGAGATTTACTTGACAATGATAATGAAAAATATAATGCGGTTCCATATATAACAAAATATTTGCCAGAAGGCGATTGGGGCCTATATTATCATTATGAAAATCACCCAGACTGTGGTCCAATTGGACAATATACAACTTTAGGGTTTACGCTAGCTTTAAATGATGGATGGACTGGCGGAGAAGTTGAATTTAAAAACAAACCAATTAAGTTTAAAGTAAAGCCAGGAGATATATTAGTTTTCCCAGCCTCAGAAGAATATACTCATGCAGTACATGCTGTCAGAGGTAAAGAAAGACTTGTCCATAGTGCTTTCGTGTATTCAAATGATTTTTATGAATCAGACATATGTCCAAATAGGTTTTCAAAAGACTACTTAACCTATTGACAGACTTTTTAATAAATTATATAATTTATTAATGATCTCTTACGATATACCAGACCCTTTTGAAACTTTTATTTCAAATAAATATAAAAATTATACTGGGGCTGTGTATGATTTTTTTGCTAAAGAGTGGCACATGAAATGTGGTTGTTGCAAAGAAGACCTATATGCACCTAATAAAAAAACTATGACAAAGATACGGCTTTATCATACTAGAAATGAATGTTGTGGCGGATACTAATGGATCAATTAGATAGCATGAAAGAAGCAAGGAACATTTTAGACAACTCCGTAGTTGAGCATAACTCAAAACCACCTCTACGATGGATAGCCAATTGGGCAGGATCAAGAGCGTCTGCAGCGGTAATGAGAGCAGCATGGCTAGATGAAGATGGAATAGATAAAGGAATTAGACAAACAATTAATTCTGCTATTTATAAATTGTTATGGCCGATGTATCGTAGGTATGGAACCTTTTACAAAATTGATTGGGACATGTCTGGCAAATCTTGGAACGATTATGATGATAATGGCATTCCATATTGGGAAAAAACTGGGACGGTAGATCCAGATTATGTTCAATTAGAACACGAACAATATCATTGGGATTATATAGACTATGAAACTGGTGATGCATTTAAGGTGATTAAATTTGTCCAATAAAATAGTTTTTCATTCCAAGAGAAAAGAAAATATTGGAAATGAGCACATGCCAGAAGCAGCTAAAAAAAATATTCCAGAATGGTTTTCTTCTGCAGATAAGTACAAAAAGCATGAAAATGGCTTGTATGCGATAATGTTTGCTACACACAAAGGAAAACATATAGCTGAAAAAGTTCTTTCTTGGAAGTCTTGCCCTGCTATTTTAGACGCAGCAATATCTGGATATGTGTTAAAGACGCCAGTGGATATTGAAATTGCTAAAGTGGATGGGGTCTACAAAATAGTCAATCAAGAAGAGTGTGGATTTTTTTGTAATATAAGAGGTTATGAAACAGGATTTCCTACTCCACCTGGATATGAAGAATTAAATTTTGTGTGGATTTTAAACTGGATGCCTATAGTTCCAAAGGGTTACACCACCTTATGGACTCATCCCTTAAACAGATTTGATCTTCCATTTTTATCTATAAACGGATTCATAGATGCAGAAGTATACAATCAAAGAGGGCGGATGCCATTTTTTATAAAAAAGGATTTTGAGGGAGTAATTCCTTCTGGAACTCCATTTACTCAAATAATCCCAATTAAAAATGAAGATTGGGAGATTGATATAAAAAATTATACAGAAAAAGAAATAGAAGAGAATAGGTCTTTTGAAAAAAAGATTTACAGTCCCTTAGAGGATGATGAAGAGTACATTCCAGGGACTTTTAATAGGACAAATTATAAGAAAAGGTTCTGGGTGAAAAAACAATATGACTGAGTGGAAATGCCCTTGCAACGGCTGTGCGAAGGCGGTAAAGCAAGAAAGAGCCCGTATTGCTAAAGCCATAGAAGAAATAAGTATAGATACTCCTGCACAACCTAATGCATTAGGTATGAAATTAATTATATTAGACATAATTAATCCGAAAAGTGAAGCGAAAAGTGAGGCGAAAAAGTAGAGATGAAAAAATTGATCATATTGGCAGTAGCTGCTCTTGCGGCAGGATTTGCTGCCTATAAAGCATTTAATGATTTAGTAGAAGCATTTGAAGATTTTGAATGGGAAGAGGAATATGACCAGGCAGATAGATTTAGCGACTAGAGCATACCTGAATATGCTCAGGAAGAAAAATAAAGAACTTATATCTAAATGTTATAATTGTGGGGCGGAATCAATAGGGATAAATGCAGATAAGCATAAAGTCCTATACGTATGCCAAGATCACTATAAGAAACCAGATGATGTAATTCTAGATACTAGTCAACCAGGAATATTACATTATATATATCCCAATGGCAAGAAAGTCCCAGATCATATGATGGATCCAAATATCGGCGGGTGGCATAAGAAAGATAATAGTACAATAGACTAATGTCTATACTATGTAAATGCGATAAATCACCCTTGTTTCCAAGATGTAATAAGAATCCTGAATATTGCCCAAAAATAGCTGAAGATAAAGAACAAGACGCTATATGGGCTACACAAATTTCATTTGAAGAGTAGACAATCTCTAGTATCCCCCTCCATTTATTCTCCTCTCTAATAGCCTTATAAGGCTTATATGAGTGGAGTATTGTGGAGTAAAGTGGAGAATCATACTATTAATTTAGATCTAATTACTATCATTTATATAACAAAAAGATATATGAGTAATTGAGCATATCAAATGATGGGACGTAATGTCAATTGCAGCATATAGATCAAATTTTGTCAATAGATATAGGCCAAAATTTCCAGGATATTTAAAATTTCTTCGTAAAATGGCATATTGGCCCATATGATTTTGATCAATTTTGTCATATTTATATAACATTCTGTTATATTTATTGACAATTCTGATCTAAAATGCTATAAATTTCCAGGATATTTAAAAATTGTTCGTAAAACAACAATTTGGCCCATAATTTTGCACAACAAAAAGCACATATATCTAATTAAAGATATATGTGCCAATTGGGCTAGATTTAATTTATTAGAAGCTATCCAAATCCATTATATACTTTGGATCTCTATATCTATTATCTGCAAGGGTATTTGTTTCTACCACTTCCTCCCCGTATTTTGCTACGATGAGGTCATTGAGGGCATCTGCTAACATTAATCCTTCGGATGTTTGTCCCTTATCCCATTCAGTTGTCATTCTTAGAGAGTTATATTTGATTATCCATTTGACTAACTCCATTAGTCTATCTTGTGTGTATATTGGGTAATATGTAGTTAGGATATTTGCCAAAACTGCTGGAGAAAAGGTATGATTATTTAGTCCTTCCGCCAACTTCTCTGCTACTTTAGTTTCTGATGATTTAGCCATTGTGTCCGCCTTTCTTTGTTAGCATTATATCAAAAAGGGTGAGCCCCCGCAACCCTCCCAGTTTCCCACCAGAGGTCGCAGGGGCCCACATTTGTTTACTTGACGTTCTTACCGTCAGTAAATACTACGCCCTTCTTAGAAGCCTCTGCAATTGCGTTCTTTGCAGCAGCTGAGAAGCGGCCACGCTTGCCCACAGTAATTCCCTGGGCCTTTAGATATTCACGTGTAGTTGTTGGTGTTGACATGTTTTCATCCTTTCATGATGAGTTATTATGTATATTATATATGAATTTCGGGAATTTGTAAATACCCCCGTAAGACATATTTTGGGCCCTTTGCCCAGAGCCATGTCCGAAATGTCCATTTCGTCCGCCTAGCTCAGTTATCTTTATTTAGTTGTATTCTTCAACCGAATATGGTTCGATTACGTCGTCTGTCTCGACGTCGTGCCATATCGAATTCATTTGCAGTGCAAGGTCCCAGGCCTCATCTGTTGAGCTGGCCTCCACATCTATATAGTACTTGTGAGTCTTGTCGCCATATACTCTGTATCTAGTCATCCAGCCACTCGTCCTCATCTAGGGCAACCAGGAAATCGTTGTCCCTCATCCAATCACGAAGCGTCTCTTCAATGATTTCATCTCCAAGGTCCATGCTTAGGCCAATGCCGTCTACATCTTCCCAGAAC